CACCCTTCGAGCCCGGGCCGGCACGCCCGGCGACCTCGAATACCTATGACCACCCCGGCCCGTGCATTTCAGGCCGGGTACTTCCGGACAAGGGCCGGCCAGGAAGCGGCGTGACGAGAACTATTTGACCCGGGCGGCATCTATAGGCCTACGCCCAACGCCCGACATGCCGCGGTATGACGCGTGCTGGTCGTGTCGGGTCAACTTTTCGCCTAGGGGCCTTTTTTTATGTCCGGGTGGCTCGACCCCGTGTAGGTCCCAAAATATCTCTCCCCGAGCTTTATAGGGGTCCCAGGCCCTATAGGGGCAGTCGGCTATAGGAGTGCCCGGTTCGGGGCGCTTTCAGGAAGTTTGGAGGATATGAAGTGACGACGAAGATTGAGAAACTGTGGCGAGTTGATAGGGCTGCGGCGCTCCGTGTTGAGCGGAAAGCCCAGCGGGTCGCCGCCCTGTATAGGGAGAGCGTCGAGGTATGGACGGAGCGGCTGGCCCGGCGCTCTCTGAATGAAATGAACGAGGGGAAGACAGATGCCTAACCCGCTGATTGCCCCCTCATTCGCCCCAGGAGCGGCGCAAATGGCGGCGACGTGTCCACACTGCGGCGGGCCGTTCGAGCGGCTTAGGCGGGATCAGAGGTACTGCTCGCCTCGTTGCCGCTACGCGGTCCGGGACCGGATGCGCCATATCCCGGCCGGGACTGCGGTCGAGGTCGATTGCGTCGAGTGCGGCCGGTCGTTCGCTTATCAGAGCAAGCCTTCGGGCCGGCGCAGGAAGCGGTGCTTCGCGTGCCGGCCGCCGAAGGAGCAGCAGTGACCGGGCTGCGGGAGCGTCTGCTCCGGGTGCTGCGCCGTCCGGTATCGGATGACCGGCCGTTGTGGGTTGGCCGGGTCGAGCCGGTCGATGCCCCGGCTACACCAACCCGGTCGCTGTTCGGCCGGTCCAAGCCGGAACCGGCGGACTCGGTGTGGTGACGCCCCGCTTCGACGACGTGCTCGGCGGCCGGCATTACGTCGAAGGACTGGTGCTGCCGCCCCGGCTGGCTCCGGAGTTGGCCCGGCTGCTCGAGCACGCCCGCCGGTCGAGGCCGTCGTCGCCGGGGATGACCCGATGGTTGGGCGAACTGGATGCGATGGCGGCGGTGATGCGCCGCGGCCAGCCGGTCCGGCTATCGGCGGACCCGTACGCGGGCTGGTTATCGGTCGCCGAGGCAGCTGCCGAGCTTGGGTACACGGATCGGCACGTGCGCCGCGAATGTGATCGAGGCGGGATTAGTGCGGAGAAGCCGGCCGGGTCTGATGGGTGGCGGATTCCTCCGGTGGAGGTCGCTCGCCGTAAGCGTGAACGTTTGGTTCGTATGTCCGCCGCGGACCGTACCCGGGCGGCATAGAAACCGCTGGTCGCCGGCTAGATCGATGTCCGCAGCCCCGGACACTCTGGCTATTGGGGGCCAGGGAGGGTTTTTTCGGCTGCGTTCGTGGCCGTGTCATTCAAGGCGGCCGTCATAGACGCCCCTATTTCTCAAGAAGGAAGTTTCAATGCCCAAGAGCAATACACACACACACGACCGGCTGGCGGACAACCTGTCCGAGGTCCGGAACTATCTGGTCGAGGAACGGGATCGGGTCCTCGATCTGGCCGCTATCGACATTTCGATGTCGCGGGGCGGCCGGTCGACCGCCGACGCCGTCGCCATCGAAGAGAAACTGTCGGAAGTGTCGACGCTCGATTTGCGGATCGACCAACTCGACCGCCACCCGGCCCGGGTTACCCGCGAGCCCGAGGTCTACCGGCGCGGTGACGTCGAGCAGTCGTTCTTTCGTGACGTATACGACACCCGGGGTCCTGGTCAGCCGATGCCGGGTTCGAGGCAGGCTCATGCGGCCGACCGGCTCGAGCGTCACCGCAGGATGGCAGCCGAAAAAAGAGCCGTCGACCTGAATACCACGGCCGGAACTGGTGGGGAGTGGGCGCCACCGCGGTGGATTGTGGAGGACTGGATCAATCTGGCCCGGCCGGGCCGGGTGACGGCCGATCTGATCGGGGCCCGGCCGCTGCCGGCCGGCGTGTCCAGTATCAATATCCCGAAGGTCACGGGCGCCACCAGCACAGCCACATACACACAGGGGACCGCCGCGTCGGACACTGCGGCGACCACCAGTTCGGTCACCTCGAGCACGCTGTCGGTCGCCGGCAAGCAGACCGTCTCGAGGCAGCTGGTCGACCAGTCGGGTATCCCGGTCGACCAGTTCATCCTGTCGGAACTGGCGCTCTCCTACGCTGCGACGCTGAACTCGCAGGTGATCACGGCGGCCGCTTCGGCTCCGTGGCCGGGCGGCGGACTGCTGAACGTGTCCGGCGCCGGTTCGATCACGTTCACGTCGGCTGTCGCCGGCAGCGACCGGGACCGGGTCGTTCTACACCTACGTCCTGCAGGCCTTGAATAACGTAGCGGTGAATCGGGACCTGCCGGCGACAGCGATCGTCATGCACCCTCGCCGCTGGTTTTGGCTCGCCGCCGCGTACGTGACGACCAATGCACCTATGGTTCCGCCGAAGGCGAACGCCGGGCTGCACATCGCCAGCCAGGACGCTCTGGCAGCGAACGGTGCCGGCCCGGTCGGTGACATCGCCGGGACACCGGTCTATCTGGACGCGTCGATCCCGACCAACCTCGGCGCCGGCACCAACCAGGACGCGGTTCTTGTGCTACGGGAGGCCGATCTGTTTCTATTCGAGCGGGCTGCTGACGGGATGAGCTTCGAGGCGGCCGACGCCCCGAACATGGACGTCCTGTTCCGCGTTTACGGGTATGCCTCGCTGCTGGCGAACGCTCAGCCGAAGTCGATCTGCACCGTCACCGGGACCGGTCTGGTCACGCCGACGATCGCTTAAGGCGGGAACGTGACTACTACTCACTATTTCAGCGCGGCCCGGGTCCGTTCCCAGCCCGAACCGTACGAGCGGAGAGACGGCCGTCACGAACCCGGCGGCCCGTCTTGGTTCCGTGACCTCCTGTCCGCCAAGGAAGGCAACTCCGATGCCGGGCAGCGGTTGACGGTTCAGTCGCGGATGACCCGCGAGTCCCGGTCCGTCGATCTGAACACAACGGCCGGGACAGGGCAGGAGTTTGCGCCCCCGGAGTGGTTGGCCGACGAGTTCGTGAGGCTGGCCCGCCCCGGCCGGGTGACCGCCGATGTGATCGGCTCGAAGCCGTTGCCGGCTCATGTTGGGTCGATCAACCTTCCGAAGGTCACGGGCGGATCGTCGGCGACTGTTCAGGGCTCGCAAGGGTCGTCCGTGTCGGACACGGCGGCGACTACCTCGAGCGTGTCGTCGGGGATCATGACCCTGTCGGGTCAGCAGTCGGTGGCGTTGCAGCTGCTCGAGCAGGCCGACGAAGGCGTCGACATCGACGCCATGGTCCTCGAGGACCTCGCCGCGTCGTACGCGGTAGCTCTGGACACGCAGGTTCTGGTCGCTTCGACACCGTTCGTTGGTTTGCTCAACGTGTCCGGGGTCAACAACTTGACGTACACGACGGGGTCGCCGGCTGTGCTCGGTTCCGGGCAGTTCAACTCGCAGATTGTCCAGGCGGTCGAGAAGATCGCGACGACCCGGTACGCGCCGGCGACATCTATCATCATGAGGCCGGACCGGTGGTCGTGGATCGTCGGGACCACGTTCGACACTACGGGCCGGCCGCTGTTCGGCACTATCACCCAGGGCCCGGTGAACGCTCTTGGCGTGTCGAACCAGGTTGACGGCGACCAGGTGGCGACACCGGTCGGAATGTTGCAGGGACTGCCGGTCTACACCGACCCGAATATTCCGACGAATCTCGGCGCCGGGCTGAACCAGGAGGTCGCGTTCGTGTTGCGCGAGTCCGACCTGAACCTTTACGAGACGCCGCCGGTCGCGATGCGGTTCGACACAACCTACGCCGGTTCGCTCGAGGTCCTGTTCCGGGTGCACGGCTACGCCGCCGCGATTTTCAACCGGTACCCTCAGTCGATCGCTGTGATCGGTGGTACCGGCCTGATTTTCCCGCCGACATGGTGACCCGGGCGGCTGACCGCCGAGACCTCGAGTTCTTCCGGACGTCCGGGCCTTTCGAGGTCCGGACGGCCGGGCCCGGACAACTCCGGTTCGCCGGCTACGCCTCGGTCACCGAAGCACCATACGACCGGTCCGACCAGTACGGCGACTACACGGAGACGATCGCCCGGGGCGCGTTCGGTAAGACCCTCGCCGCCCGACCCGACGTCGTGTTCCTCCTGAACCATGACGAGACTGCGCTGCCGTTGGCCCGGACCAAGTCCGGGACCTTGCGGCTCGCCGAGGACAGCCGCGGTCTGCACGTCGAGGCCGATCTTGACCCGTCGAACCCGGCCGTGCAGGCAGTACGGTCCGCGGTCGAACGCGGCGACCTGTCCGAGATGTCGTTCGCGTTCCGGGTGCCGGCCGGCGGCCAGCAGTGGTCGTCCGACTATACGCAGCGGCGGATCACCGCGGTTGATATGAACCGGGGCGACGTATCACTCGTCAACGCCGGTTCGAACCCGGCGACAGACGGGACCGTGTCGCTCCGGTCGGCCCATTTCCGTTCGCGGCCGGCCGGGCA